ACACAGTGTGCCGCGCAAACATCAGGTTTTGCTGCTCTACGTTGTTGTAAGTCGTTTGGCTTTCGAGCTGTACCAGCGCTGGCGGCACTGAAAAAATGCGACATACCTCCTCTGCCTGAAACTTGCGCGTCTCGATAAACTGGGCCTCCTCCGGAGGGATGCCGATGCGCTGGTATTTGAAACCAAAGGGCAGAAGCTTGGTGCCTGCGTTGCTGCTACTAGCGTTCCAGCTCTGCTGTACAACTTCAATCTGTTCATTTTTCAGCGGTTGCTCACTACTCAACACGCCAGTCATCTGGCCACCGTTAGCAAAGTACTGTGAGCCATAGTCTTGAGCGCTGCGCGCAAGCCCTAAGTTTTCGCGGTGTAGCTGTATCGGGCTCATGCCGTACAGGTTGCTAATCTCTAGCATGTCATCACCAGCGACAACGTTGCCGTCATGCAGCTTAAACATTAGCGTGCCGCCTACCTCAGTGCGCTGCACCATCTGACTGGGCACTGATTGCAAGCTAATCATCTTGCCGCCCTGGTCGCGTTGTATGATTGCGTAACCAGCACCGCGCAGAAGCGCGTCAGCTACTATGGTCTCCCAAAAAATGAACGGGGTAACTTCGCTATTGGGAGAGACAGCGACAGCGTTGTAAGCTGGATGCGCTGTGAGCTTGGTGCGGTTGCGCCCTTCGGCTACGTACAAACACAAGCTTAAGCTGCTAAGCGTAGAAGCAATCTTGTAAACGCAAGCGTAAACTGCGCTAATAGCTAGGGAGCTCTCTGGCGTTATGCTGGCGCCTGAGTGGGTCACTTGTCGCAAACCTACAGCGGCAGCAATATCACGTGGGCGATCAAGCCCGACGCGCATGCGCAACTGCTGCGCGAACTTTTGAATGCGATTTGCCATAATCAAAGATAAAAAAAGCAGGCCCGCCGTTGCGAGCCCGCTCCACCTTAACATGAAAACTACAAACTAACAATCTGAAGCACAACGGCTTCATCATCTGCGTTGTTAAAGTAGCAACCCAAAGCCATAATGCTGGCAACAATTCCATCTACTTTTTGGCTTTCACTGTTTTTACGTTTGCTGACTTTAATATTGTCAGCGTCATCGCGCTGCAGTTGTACGCAACCTATCTGCCAACGCAAAACAGGATGAGCACCATGAATAATCTTCCCTTGACACATCAAGCGCTCCAATTCCTTAGTGGGGTAGCTCATGGACGCGTAGCCCTGGCCAAACTTTTGGCACTCGATGCCGGCAGCGATGAGGTCAGGGACGACCATTTCCGCATAGTATCTATCAAAAGCCAAGGCTTGAAGATCATACTGCTGATGCGCGGACAGAATGAAGTCACGCACCGCATCCATATCAGTGACGTTGCCTTCAGTGATCGTGACAAGGCCAGCAGTTTGGAAAGCGAAATAATCAATGCTCCCGCTTTTCTCCTTGCTCTGCGCCTTCACACTGTTGCAGAAGTGGTGAGCTCGTAGGTAGTAGCAATCCTCTTCGTCGTCGCGCCAGATTAGAGCGACAGCGGTTAAATCTTTTACGCTCGCAAGGTCTAGCCCAGCGTAACACTTGAGGCGCTTTAGCTTCTCTTCTGGCACGCTGTCGGCGCCCCTCATAAATTCCTCGTCCGTTAGCCATGACGTTTCACTACTTGTCCAAATATTCAAGTGCAAGCGCAGGAAAGTGTTTAGCTGTCGCGGGTTGCTTTCGCACTTGCGCACCTCTTGCTGAAAATAGGCAGCCTTGCAAATTGTGCCATAGCCTGGATTAGCCTTGCGCCAAGTAGCTTCTTCGCGCCAGTCGTCTTTCTTGTCAGCTGCGTAGATGACAGGCAAAAAAGTAGGGTCGTCTATCTCTTTTTTTTGGACGCGCTTAGCGTAGTCGTGCACTTCGTAGCAGATGCTATTGACGTCATGGCCTGCAGTTGTGATAGCAACAACTAGCGGTTGACGCCTTGCGCCTGTACTTGTAGTGAGTACATCCCACAGATCGCGGTTCGGTTGCGTGTGTAGCTCATCAAAGATGACAGCGGACGCGCTAAAGCCGTGCTTCGTGTTAGCCTCAGCGCTTATAGCTCTGTACCAGTTGTTTTTATACTCTAAGCTGTTCTGCTTAATCTTCACGTGCTTGCTTAGCACCTCGCTCTGTCGCACCATAGCTGCAGCGCATTCGAACACAATGCGCGCCTGGTTGCGATCGCCAGCAGCTGAGATGACTTCGGCGCCGTGCTCACCGTCTTTAAGTAAGTGGTAGAGCGCTAAGCATGCAGCGAGATTGCTCTTACCGTTCTTGCGTGGTAGCTCAATGTAGGCGGTGCGGTACTGCCGCAAGCCTTCAGCGTTGAGCGTACCGTACAGCGGCTTAATTATTTGCTCTTTCTGCCAGGGCTCCAGCAGAAACGGCTTGCCGCCAAGCTCGCCCTTCACATGGCTACAGTGTTTTTCAATGAAGCCAATAACGCTGTCGGCAGCATCAATCAAATTCAGAAGCGAATAGCGGGCTGAGCTGAAGCCCAAGCTCTTTTATGTATCGCAGCTTGCGATCACGCAGGCGGCCAAGCTCTTCGTATGCTGGGCGCTTCTTTTCAATGTGCTGCCCCTTGTCGCCAGTCGTTGCGTAGGTAATGCCGTTAGCCATCACGTCAGCTTGTAGCGCCTCTTCTTCCATTATGATAAACGCCAGCGTGCCAATTAGATGCTTGCGGCGTAACGGAATGCTGCTAGTGTCTTGGCTGTCTTCTAGTAACAGCTTGTGCTTCAGTCGTTCGTGCTTGTCGTGATCCATGAGGTGTGAAGTTAAATGAACGGGGACTCATTCTAAAACAATGAAACCCCCCTCGCCCTACAGCGCCGATGTATAGCTTTTACGCTTAGGTTTTAGCGATGGGCTACCCCCCCTGGTGCGTTGTTTACGTAAATAGCTTCAGCTGCTGCTCTTCTAGTAGCTCCCACTGCGCCACAGAAAAGCTTACTGGCCCTGTGCCCCATGGCATGACCTGCGTGTGCTCTATGTTGGTCACTCTATAACGCTTCCCGTTGCGTACTACAATGCGTTCTTCCTTCATGACGTGTAGGTGTGTGGCTTGTGCGCTTCGCGTCCGCTCTTGGCGTTGTGATGCTCAGTACATAGCGGCTGATGGTTGGTCGGCTCCCAGAACTCACCGCCAAGGCGCACAGGTGTGATGTGGTCAACTACAGTGGCCGCGTGGTCACATTCCACGCACAATGGATTTAAGGCTAAGAATGACGCTCTATATCGCCTCCAGCGGCTCGTGTTGTAGCGCGGTTCAACTACGCGACGTTCGTGCATCTGCTTACGCTTCTTGCTCTCCGGCATCCAAGGCATGATGTTCAATAGTTATATGCGTGGTAGTGTCACCACAGTGCAGACTAACGCGACAGCCGCTAACAATACAGCTCTGGTTGAACGGCGGTATCGCCTCGTCCCAATTGAAGCCTCCAGTAATCAGCTGAAAGTCCAAGGCCGCCGTTAGCCAGTCGCTTGCATGCCAGTGCTTAAAGATGACGCCGCTGTTGTTGACGTCATACCAAACACCAGGCGTTAGCGGTGTCGCGTTGTCTGCGTGTAGATAGGGGCCGTAAAGCGTCAGCCCAGGTAAGTCTGCGTCAAGTCCAGCCATTCGTCAAGATACATGCACACCAGCGGTGGCTGATTGTTGCGCTTGTGAATGACCACGCGGATGCCATCTCTAGGCATGCGCTCCAGTATAGGCAGGTAATCAAGGTTGCGCTCAACTGCTTTGCATTGAATAAGAAACGGATCAGTGCCAACGAGGTCAACGCCTTCGTCGTCTAGCTCTTTGTTGACGTAGCTAGAGCGCTTGACGGTGCCGCCATGCTTCTGCTCCCAGAGTCGCGCAATGCGCAGCTCAAACCGTTTGCCTTTTCTCTTTGCGTTGAGCATTTCGCTGGGCCTTAATGCGAACCAACCCATAACGGGTGATCATCTTCTGGGTACCTGTCAGCTCGATTGATTATCGAGCTAACGTGGCGCCGTGAGCGCTTTAGGTAACCTTCGGTGAATAGCTCGCCTGTAGCCTTAAAGATATGAGTCTGTAGCTCAGGCAACGAGAGCGTTAGGTTGCACTCAATTATTTCGTCTACCCACTCAATAAATGCGGGCGGCAGGCCTAGGTCGTTTTCTCTTGCTTGGCTCATTTCTATGATCTTTTAAGTAATCTCCGATGCGTACTCCTGGCGGCATAAGCTCACGCAGGCGCTCAGTCATATGGCTGATACGCTCATGCGCTTGCTCTACCATCAGTTCACGCGCTTCACGCCGCATAGCTTTCTGCTCTGTCTGTAAGTTCAAAAGCTCTATTATGATGCCTTTTTTTTCGTACAGATCAGCGTCAATGCCGTGGCGGTTGCATATAAGCTTAAGCTCCTCCAGCGTGGCGTGCCGTAGCGTGCCAGCGCTGTAATAGGTGTCTTTAGCTCTATGCCGCTCCAGCTGATCGCCTTCAGCTACAATGGCTTGCACCAACGTAACGCGCTCAAGCCTTTCTGCGGAACTTCTTCCAGTTGGCCCAGCTGTATCGGACATGAGTGGTTCTGAGCCTTCCCATTCCATATTCGCAGTAGTCAATGAAGTCGTGCATTTCGGCTTTGCTCTTGAGCGTGCCGACGAGAATGTATCCGGTGCGCTGTGGCCTGAGGTGCCCTGGCGCGACGTAATAGAACTCATGCGCTTCGCATCCTTTTTCGAGGAAGAATAACTCATGCGTCGTTGCTAATCCCCTCAAGGAGCTCAACGATTTCTTTGCAGTCATCTTGAATAAGCTTAAAGTGCATCCGCTCAGAGACCCAACGCAGCCGGTTAGGGCAGCGCTGGACTCTATTGCGTGTCTCAATCTTCTTGGTTAGCTGAGTGCGCTTGCGTTCAGCTATGTTGTAAATGCTCGCGGCATGGCGGCGAATGGCAGCCTTGTCGTGATCGTTACGAACTGTGCTCAAGCGTTGAGCTAAACGCCAGACAGCTGTGCGCTCATCTGACTTAATCTGTGTACCTACTGTTGACCAATCCATTGCTCAGAGTTCTGCTAGCATATCGTAACGAGAGCCCATTTCATGCAGCTCTGGGTTGAGTGGCGAAGGGGATTGAGCAATAACACTAAAGGTCTTGTTCTTGCCTACGCCTTCGGCGATTACTACGAAGTCGGCAACGGTAAGCCCTTGCAGCTCAGTAGCTAGCGCAAGCATCTGCTTCGCTACGGTTTGGTTAACAATCAAGATTGCGGGAGCGCCTCCGTCATGGCCTTCAACAGGACTGACGCAAAACACAACCTTACGCGATGGGTTGCCAGCTTCAAACGTCTCGCCTTCTGCTAGCTCTGGGCGTGGTTGGTCAAATGGCCAGGTGCGTGTATAGCCTTGGCCGTCAGCACGCTTGACCCATTGGCTAAAGACTTCAATAAAGTTGTCGCTGATGACTCGGAACTGGTTGCGTCCGTCAAGCTTGCGCCAGAAGTTTGCCCGCTCTGGCTTCGCGGTGAATGTGTCGCTTAGTGCGTATTTCATGTTGTGTGAATTTGTGAGCTGCAATCTTCGCAACTCTTCACACTGTCTGCAAAATAATTCGCAGGCTATTTCTCAACATCGTTTTTGTTAGCAAGCACCTTGTGTATGCGTATGATGTTGTAAGCGATGAGCGTTAACGCGCCCGCGATGCCAACAGCCCAATCAATAACGTCTTGCCAACGTGCTAGCTCCCAGCATAAAAAAGCAACATTGGCAAATATGTAATCATGTTCATGCATGTTGCTTTATATTTGTCTCGCTGTAGAGGTACAGCCTGTTGACCACTGTGATTAGGCCGGGGCTCTTAGGAGCTTCGGTCTTTTTTTTGTGGGATAACGCTTAACAGTAAAGGTAAAACAGCGATTGCGCTCAATGCTACGGCTGGCCAGCTGATGCCTTCAGCAACAACGCTCTCTGTTGCCGCAAACGCAATCAATCCTGGCACTGTGTTGCGTGCACTCCAGCGCCTGAGGCGGCCTTTGCTGCCTAAAAGTTCGGCTGTAACAGTTGAGGTTGAATTTGAGTTCTTCGAACGTAACAGCGACGTCAAAAGACGGGCAAGCTTTGGTGCTGAATTCGTTGTGTCCATAAAGCTCAAGTTTAGTGTCGAGGATTACCTGTAGCGCGTAGCATAGCCGTGTGATGCTGTCGCGCTGTTTTGGCGTCAAAGTATCGCGCGGGTTGCCTTGGTTGTCTAGCCCACCAATGTAACAGATGCCAATGCTGTCACGGTTGTGACCTTTAACGTGAGCGCCGATCTGGTCAATGCTTCGGCCAGCTTCAATGACTCCGTCAATACCAATGACGTAGTGATAGCCAATATCACGCCAGCCGCGAGCTAAGTGCCACTCACGAATTTGAGCCGCTTTAATGTGGTGCCCGTCGCGAGTAGCTGAACAGTGTAGAATAACGCGCTTAATGTCCCTCACTTCTCCTTTCGTTGTATGACGTACCACTGGCCATCATAGCACAGCACTGCAATACCGTCGTAGCTGCGATCCATAGCGAACGAGGTACCGCCGTCAATGGTGACGCCTGCTGTAGTCTCGTCAGGAAATAGCGTTACGCGGTAGTTCTTGTTTGCTGTGATGGTGCCGTCGCTCTTAAAGCGTAGCATGCGGCCATCGTTATCAGCCACCTTTGGCAGCCTGATGTTGCCGGTGCCGTTTGCGCTGTCAATGTACTTGTTCATGTAGATGAACCCGTTGCTGTCGTCAATGTCAACCTCGTAGATGCTGCCA